TCGGAACGTATACAGCAAGTGCTTTGCTTGCAGTTGCGGGCTACATCACCATCAAAGATTCTGGCGGCACAACCCGCCGTTTACTCGTAGGATAAACATGGCACTCATTAAATCAATCGATACAGACTACGGCATCCCAGCAACCTACTGGAACATTGGCGCAGTCCAAGAAGATTTCAAAGGTCAGGGCACCGAAGTGACGTTCTACGGCTACGCATCCAAAGAGGCCCGTGAGGCTGGCAAGCAGCCCCTGTCCGCAGGCAAAGTAGTGATCTCGGGCGCTGAATACGTGGCAGGCGCAGACCGTGCTGCCTTATACTCCATCATCAAGCAGAAGCCTGAGTTTGAAGGCGCTGTAGACGCATAAGGAACGATATGCCCACCAAGTCACCCGCCCAACACCGTCTGATGGAAGCCGCTGCCCATACCAAGGGTGGCTTTGGGGGCGTGCCCCAAAAGGTCGGCAAAGAGTTTGTCAAGGCTGACAAGATGAAAGATGGCGGCTTGTACGCCAACATTCACGCTAAACAAGAGCGAATTGCCCACGGTTCCAAGGAGCATATGCGCAAGCCTGGCTCCAAGGGCGCGCCGACTGCTGAAGCCTTCCGCGAGTCTGCCAAGACCAAGAAGATGGCCGATGGCGGCGTTGCAAGCCTTGGAGGCATGGTCTCCAGCACACCCAATGTCCCCACGGTAGCTTCCCGCGACAACAGCCGGGACTTGCAGACGCCCCAGAAACCAATAAACGATCCTCAGCAGATGGCGAATGGGAGCATCCAAGGTGGCGACGGCGAAGGGCCTTACGGCTACAAGAAGGGCGGCCACATCACCACTAGGCGCGTGTCTACTGGCAGCGCATCAAAGAAATCTTCCAACTGGTAAACGCCATGGCCAAGAAAGACAAAACCCCCTCGCTGGCCGTAGGCCGGGGTGAGAAGCTGTCTGTTGCCAAGGGCGCCGGACTGACCGCCAAAGGCCGCGAGAAGTACAATCGCGAGACAGGATCGCACCTCAAGGCCCCACAGCCCAAGGGTGGCGCACGCAAGGACTCGTTCTGCGCCCGCATGAGCGGGGTAGTGGAGCATTCAAAGGGTGACGCGCCTCGGGCTAAGGCCTCATTAAAACGCTGGGACTGCCCCGGCTGGTAAGGAAACAACATGGCCTACTCCGGCACCATTGGTCAGACCGTAATCTCAGTACAGACGCTCATCGACCACGGTGCCCGGCGCTGCGGAAAGCTGGCCGAGGAGTTAACGGTTGAGCAAGTGCAGTCGGCCAAGGAGTCGTTGTTTTTCTTCCTGTCCAACTTGGCCAACCTCGGCATCAACTACTGGGCCATCAACAAGACCGTCATTGGCCTCAATGCCAACCAGTACATCTACAGCCTGCCAGTGGGTGCCGTGGATGCGCAGAACGTGCTCTACAGGCGGATGAACAGGCCGGTGGGTAGCTACACATCATCCGCAGGCGGAACGGCCCAGAACGCCGCTGATAGCGACCTTACGACGTACTGCCAGCAGACGTCCCCCAACGGCAACATCGCCGTGGTGTACGGTACCAACGACCCCCAGTACATCGGCTCGGTGGGCTTCCTGCCCTACATCGCCGGTGGCGGCAGCGGAACATGGAGCTACGTGCTGGAATACTCCACCGACGGATCCACATGGAACAACCTGGCTACCGGCACCAGCGTCGCCGTGGCGGATATGCAGTGGGTATGGACGGACATCGACCCAGGCCAGAACGTCCAGTATTACCGGATGCGCGCCACCGGCGGCACCACGCTGGCCCTGCGCGAGCTGTACTTTGGCAACAACAGCACTGAGATCACGATGGCGCGGCTGAACCGCGACGACTACACCAACCTGCCCAACAAGAACTTCACGGCCAACCAGCCCTTCCAGTTCTGGTTTAACCGCACGATCCCGCAGCCCACAATGCAATTGTGGCCAGTGCCTTCAGATCCGTTCGTCCAAATGACGGTGTGGTACTCCCGCCAGATCATGGATGTGGGCGCCTTGAACGGCCAACTGGAGATACCCCAGCGCTGGTACGAGGCCGTGCTGATGAACTTGTCCCACCGCATGAGCCTTGAGCTACCTGGTGTGCAGATGGATCGCATTGGGTACCTTGAGAAGATGGCCGCGCAGTACCTAAACGACGCCGAGAGTGAAGAGCGCGACAAGGCGCCAATTTTTCTGCAGCCGAACATAAGTGTTTACACAAGATGAATAATTACACTTATGCTCATAAAAAACCTGATGGAAAAATTTTTTACATTGGTAAAGGGTCTGCTAAACGCGCTCATTCAAGTGCCGGACGCAATTCAATATGGCAGCGCACCGTTAAAAAATACGGCGGATTTTCGGTTTTAATACTCGCGGGTTGGCCTACCGAAAAGGAAGCGTTTGAACACGAAATTTTTCTGATAGACACTTTTCGGGGGATGGGGTACGCCTTGGCAAACATTGCCTCGGGAGGAGAAGGCTCTACCGGTTTTCGCCACACCGAAGCGCACAAATCTGCTTTGGCGGAACGTATGCTGCGCACGAATCCTATGGATAGCCCCGACGTTCGAGAGAAACAACTGGCCAATTTAAAAATGGCAATGCGACGACCCGAAGTGCGCAAACATCAAAGCGTTGCGCGAAAAGGTATTGCGCTCCCTAAAAGCCATGTTGCAAGCCTAAAGTTGTGCCATCCCATGCGCGCTTGCATAATAAACGGCGTGGAATACGTCTCCTTGATGGAAGCATCCCGTATCCTTAAAATACGGCATGGAACTTTGCATCGCTGGCTCAACAATCCCGGTGTAGTCCACACCGCGCGCTACGCGCACATTGTTGAATGCCGCTGGAGGGATTCCTGATGCCTAGATTCCTTGACACCCTTGGCGGTTCCGACATCGCCATATTCGTGTGCGATAGGTGCAAGATGAAGCGCGCCCATGCGGAAGCGCGCAACGACCCCAACTTCCCAGGCCTGTTGGTGTGCGCGCAAGGGTGCGCAGACGAGAAGGACCCGTACCGTCTTGCTCCCCGGCCCACGGAGAAGATCACCATCCGTTTTCCACGTCCCGATGTTAATATCGACGTGGTACCGGATGGGATTACGACAGGCGGCCCTAACAACTGGGTGCTGTCGCCTGAACAGAACACGCAGGTACCTACGAACAACGGCAACCTCGACACTCTCAGTCTATCACCGGGGCAATAATGGCAAACGTAACTATCACCCAACTGCCCACAGCGGGCACCCTTGCGGGAACAGAGTCGGTCCCGATCGTCCAAAACGGCGTCACGGTGCAGACCACTACGGGCGCAATTGCTGGTACCGTAGTCCAAAACCAGACGTTCATCACGGTGAACCAAGAGGTGTCACTGCCCAACAGCCGTGCCTTAACACAAGGGAACGGCATATCAATTACGGCGGGGGCACCCCAAGGCAACATCACCGTGGCATTGGCAAATAGCTTTGCGGTATCGGGCAGCATCACCGCAAGCAACATCGACGGCATCATAGGCGCCACAACCCCAGCAGCGGGCTCTTTTACCAACATCACAGGCTCTGCCAACGCCGTTATTGAGGTAACCGACAACACTAATGCGGCTTTGCGTGTTACTCAGCTCGGTACAGGCAACGCATTGTTGATTGAAGATAGCGCGAACCCGGACAGCACTCCGTTTGTGATTGATACAAACGGGAGGGTAGTAATAGGAAATACGGCAGTCACAACAGTTGTAGGAATTACACCCGCGCTTCAACTGCAAGGTTCATCAATAGGTAGAGCTAGTATATCCGCAGTGAGGTTTGGCAATGACGGAGATGCACCGTATTATGTTTTTACCAAAAGCCGAAGTACAACTGTTGGAACTTTTGGGACAATTGTTCAGTCGGGTGATAATTTAGGTCTTATTATATTTACCGGGGATGATGGCTCTTCTACGCCGATTACTGCAGCTAGAATTGATGCTAATGTAGATGGCACACCCGGCACCAATAGTATGCCGGGGCGCTTGGTATTCAGCACCACTGCCAGCGGAGCCAGCACGTCCACAGAGCGGATGCGCATTGCAAACAACGGTGAGATAGGTATCGGTTCAGCAAATGTGGCAGGCCAATCGGTTCGTTTGGCTAAGACCATGACTGGTTCAATAAATTCTTACGGGATATTTAACGTAGGCGCTGTCCAATCAGACGTAACTTCAAATGCTTTTTATTTTAGAACAAACGTTAGTACTGCGGCTAGTGCTTTTACGCTTACTGCGATAGGCCATTATAATACCCTTCAATCAACTATTGGTGCAGGATCAACTGTTACGAATCAATATGGCTTTTTTGCCGATGCATCACTTACCGGAGCGACCAATAATTTTGGCTTCTTCAGTAACATAGCAGCAGGCACCGCACGGTACAACTTCTATGCTCAAGGAACTGCGGATAACTACTTTGCTGGAAAGGTAGGAATTGGTACACCACCCCAAACTGCCGAATCTTTAAGGGTATCACCTACAGCAAGCACTACTGCAACCGTATATGGCATAAGAGAGTTAACGTCAATTGACCAAACCACCACTACTACTGCCTTTGGCATATCTTCACAAACTAATATAGTTTCACCTGCTGCGGCAACAACTTTATACCGATTCTACGCTGCGCAAAATACCTTTACAGGCACATTAACAAATCAATACGGCTTTGTTGCGGAGTCAACCCTTATCGGAGCCACCAACAATTACGGCTTTATTAGCAGCATACCTGCAGCAGCAAATCGATACAACATTTATGCTCAAGGAACTGCGGATAACTACTTTGCTGGAAGCGTGGGGCTTGGAACTGCTGCGCCATTATCAAAGCTGCATGTGCTTCAAACTAATGCTGGGGGAGAAACAGCAACTTTATTACAAAATTTCTCAACAGCAACCAGCACTACTGTTGCGCTATATCTAAGCCCAACAGCCGGAACTTTGACCACCGGCGCTATTCGTGCTAGTGTTATTAAGGCCATTAATGCTGGCAGTGGGGCTACCGATTTAACATTTAGTACCAACGTAGCCGGGACAGACCCCGTTGAACGAGCTCGTATTGATAGCACGGGAAATGTGGGCATCGGTGCCACAGCAAATGCATCAGCACTCCTAGACGTACAGAGCACCACCAAAGGTGTGCGCATGCCCAACATGACTACGACGCAAAAGAATGCGATTGCTAGTCCTGCAGCAGGTCTGATGGTGTTTGACACCACGCTTGCGAAACTTTGTGTTTATACCGGCGCTGCTTGGCAGACCATTACTTCTACTTAAGGAAACTACCATGGCCAACACTTACACCTACAAAATCAACAACCTAATCCGCGACCCAAATGGCATCGTGGTTACTGCGCATTTCAGCATCACCGCATCGGACGGTGTTGATAGCTTCACGCACAACTACAGCTTCGGATTTGCCAACAAGCCGCTTACCCCCACGCCCTTTGCGGACCTCACTGAGGCCAAGGTGATTGGATGGATCAAGCGTGACGCTGGCGCTGAGAATCAGTACGAGGCCAGTGCGGATGCCGAGCTTGCAGCCTACAAACTCCGCAAAGCGGCACCCGCAGTCACTGCTGGCGTGCCTTGGGCTACCGCGTAGCTAACCCACCGTGCCCGTTGCGGTACCGATCAACGGCTTCTTTGCATTTTTCTAAGGACAGACCATGGCTGCGTCAGGTTACACCCCCATCAAGCTCTACTCCAGCTCCACAGCATCCGCCGTGCCTTTGGCGGCTAACTTGGCAGCCGGGGAGTTGGCCATCAACACCAATGATGGCAAGCTGTTCTACAAGGACTCTGGCAACACGGTGCAAACCATTGGCTGGAAGACCACTCCGGCCACCGCAGGCGGCACTGGCCAGACCAGTTACGCTGTGGGCGACCTGCTGTACGCATCCACCACCACGGCCCTGTCCAAGCTGGCTGACGTGCCCACGGGTAACGCAGTTATTTCAGGTGGGGTAGGGGTAGCCCCCAGCTACGGCAAGATTGGCTTAACTACGCACATCAGCGGAACATTACCCATCGCCAACGGCGGCACAAATAGCACAACAACTCCTACCAATGGCGGTATCGTTTACGGCACGGCTACGGCAATTGGCTATTCTGCGGTAGGAACCTCCGGCCAAATTTTGACAAGCGCGGGTGCAGCGGCCCCAACATGGACTACGACTTTACCCATCGCCAACGGCGGTACAAACAGCTCAACCTCGCCCACCAACGGCGGTGTTGTTTACGGTACGGCTACGGCAATCGGCTACTCAGCGGCGGGCACGTCCGGCCAGGTTCTGATTAGCGCGGGTGCAGCGGCCCCAACATGGAACGCGGTAACGGGTACGGGATCGGTGGTCAAGGCTAACAGCCCAACGCTGGTGACGCCTGCTCTGGGCACCCCCGCAAGCGGCGTGGTGACCAACCTGACCGGCACGGCCTCCATCAACATCAACGGCACCGTGGGTGCTACAACGGCCAACTCGGGCGCGTTCACCACGCTGAGCTCTACCAGCGACGCGACTATTAACGGGTTGACTGTTGGATTGGGCGGGGGATCGGGCGCTACTAATAGCGCTTTAGGAGTCCTTGCGTTATTTACTAACTCAACTGGTACTTATAATTTAGCATTGGGGAATTACGCGCTGTACTCAAATACCGCAAATTATAATACTGCTGTTGGTTCTACGGCGATGTATACAAACTCAACGGGTGCCAGCAATGTTGCTACGGGAGTTAGTTCGTTATATGCCAATACGACTGGTAGCTTTAACACCGCCGGTGGTGTTTTAGCTCTACGCAGCAACACTACCGGCAGTAACAATACTGCACTGGGCGAAGAAGCACTACAAGCCAATACGACTGCCGATAACAATACCGCTGTTGGCTTCCAATCATCTTACACCAACCAAACAGGCACCGGTACTACCGCAATTGGCTATCAAGCTTTGGCTTTAAATACCGCTAATTACAATACCGCCGTGGGGTCTACATCGTTAAAATATAACACGACGGGAGATAGTAATGTTGCTTTGGGCGCAGCCGCGTTAGTAAGTAATACCTCGGGGTATGGAAATATTGCTATAGGCACAAACGCAGGCGGTTCTATTACTACAGGTAACAGCAACGTAATTCTTGGTGGCTATGATGGCTTTGCCGCGCCTATTTCCCAAACAGGCAGTAACTGGGTTGTTTTAAGCGATGGTTCGGGTAATATCCGTCAAGCAATGGACGCAACTTCTGTCCAGTCTTTTACTGGTGCTGCGGTGGTTTATGCTTCTGCTCCAGCAGCAACGATTAGTACGGCTGCAACGTTAACTAATGCCCAAATATTACCGCAGATTGTGGTTACTTCCGGCACTAGCTTTACCTTGACAATGCCTTTGGGCACCACATTAGAGACGTTGATTGCATGGGCAAAAATTGATTTAGGGTTTGACTTTTCAATAATCAACACAGCGTCAGGCACGGTTACGATGGCTGTCAACACTGGGGTGACGGGTGTTGGAACGCTCACGGTGCTTACGGGTATTTCTGCTCGGTTTCGAATTCGTCGTACCGCAGCCAACACATTCGTGATGTACCGCATTTAAGGTAAACCTATGGCCAATACCCCCACACCTGTTGAAATTGCACAACACTACAAAGCCGCTATGGATAGCGTCAATTTGATTAACGGTAGCAAGCCCGAATACGAGTCTGATTCCAGATGGGCAGACACGCTTAAGCGAAACAAAGACCACCTTAAAATCATGCTGGCAAAAGACTTCTGGACTACAGAAGACCTAACGCCCTTGCGAAACGCCTCGGTGTAGCCATGATCGACCCCTTTACCGCTTTCGCTGCAGCCCAAGCGGCCATCAAGGGGGTGCAGGCCGCCATTAAAATGGGCAAGGACATTGGGGCCATCTCCGGTGACTTGATGAAGTTTTTTGAGGCGAAGGACGTGGTGGCCAAGGCCGCTACCAAGCCGGGGAAGTCGGATACCGCGCAGGCCATTGAGATCGTCATGAAGGCCAAGCAGCTACAGGACGCCGAGAATGAGTTGAAGCAGATGCTGATCTGGTCAGGCAACGCCGACACTTGGGAGGCCATACTGCGCGAGCGCAACAAGATCGTACACGACCGCAAAGCTCAAGAGAACGCGATGGACAAGGTAAAAGCGAAGCGCAAAAAAGAGATTGAAGAAGTGGTGGAGATGGTGCTGTTGGTTGCCCTCGCCGCCATAGTCGTTACCCTAGTTGCATGGGGCACTATGGAATACGTGGACTTTATGAGGAGATGACATGGATGAACTACTTGGACTTCTTAAAGGACTTGCTCCTGCTGTTGCAACTGCTGTATCCGGGCCTCTTGGTGGTCTTGCTGTTACC